TACTACAGCGCCCGGTAACTGGTTTGTCCCGGTTGCTGCTGCACTCTCTTTCCGAGTACGTTTCTCTGCGTACACGTCTGGTGCGGCTGTCGTGGTACTTCGAGCGGAAGATACCTCTATTCCTTTGAACTGGTCAAACGGTTCAAATATCCCAACTCCTTCGGCAGCCGCAGGCGGTTTCTCATCGACCCACAGTCGTGTATCAGCAGCAACGACTAACGCTACTTCGGTTAAAGCGTCGTCAGGAACCATTGGTGGTATTGTACTAACTAACACTTCGGCAGCCATGAAGTTCTTTAAACTTTATAATAAAGCTTCTGCTCCTACGGTTGGTACAGACACTCCAGTTGCAATTGTTGGTATTCCTCCGACTAACACTATCACTTGGAACTGTGAGCAAGGACTCCGTCTTACGACTGGTATTGCATACGCTCTCACTGGTTTGATGCCAGTAGCAGATACTACTGCTGTGGCTCTTAACGATGTCGCAGTGCACATCAACTATATCTAAGGAACAGAGATGACGCTGGTTTCGGAAATTATTACTGACGCCTACAGGATCAGCAATCTTCTTGCTATCGGCGTCTCTCCTACTACTGCACAGACGACAGAAGCTCTACGCTATCTCAACAGGATTGTAAAATCCGTATTCGGTAACGAAGCAGGCGATCCGTTGGTTGCTTTCCCGATTGGGGATAACAATATTAATCGTCCTAGCGGATATCCTTGGTGGAACACTGTTCCCGATGGTGAGTGGTTTGTGCCAAAGAACTACAGATTGATGCTCAATCTTACGGTTCCAGTAACCTTATATCTTCACCCCGAACCGGATGATGGTTCTCGTCTAGGTATTATTGATGTTAGCGGAAACATTGCCACTAACAACGTAACGATCTTCGGTAATGGACGGTTGATTGAGAATGCAAATTCGATTGTACTCAACACAAATAACACTGACTCTGAATGGTTCTATCGGGCTGATCTAGCTAATTGGGTAAAGTACGCCCCACTGCTTGCAAGCGATACGTTTCCATTTCCAATTGAGTTTGATGATTTCTTCGTCACTCTTTTGGCGATGCGTCTAAATCCCTCTTATGGGTCAGCACTAACTGAGGAAGCAGTCGGTATCTACAAACGGTCTCGGCGTCAGCTACAAGCGAGATACACACAAAACATTCCCGCTCGATCAGAACTCGGTCTCCTGCGTCCCGCAAAGGTTGCGTTGGATAGAGATCGGTGGGGATCAATCTATGATCTATATGATCCTAGTGATATGTTTGATAAAGGCTGGTCTGGCTAATGGTTAAAGTTAATTTCCGAACGAGTGATTTTCGTCGTCAGGTAGCGGGGGCGGGTGATCTAATCCTTAAAAACCGCTACTTCGAGAAGAACCCTTTTCTTGATGACGGCGACGGAGCCTCGCTCCTAGCTCGTCCGGGACTTAAACGTCTAACGTATGTTGGTAGTGGCCCAATCCGGGGTCTAGCCTCTGAGGCTGGTTCATTTGGCGGTGATTTGTTTATCGCCTCTGGGGCCGAACTTTGGAGAATGGATAACGCCCTAACGAAGACGAACCTCTACTCCGGATTATTCAATCCTGAACGCGGTGTGGTTCGTATGGCAATCACTGCTCAGATCGGTGATACCCCTGAGTATATGTTTGCTGCCGATGGTAGAAACCTTCTCTGTTATGTTGCTAACGGATATGCTCAGAACACGCTTACAGGTACTCCCGCTAATAACGATACCGTTACTCTCGATCTTGTGTATTACAAGTTTACGAATGCCTCAGTAGATGCTGGTACTCCCGCAGGAACCTTAGCTAATCCTTGGCTTGTTGCCTTAGGTGCTAATTCTCTGGCTGCTTTTACTAACTTGGCTAATGCAATTAACGCTACAGGAGTAGCGGGAACCGATTACTCGACGTTGCTGGCTAAGAACACGACCATTAAGTCTATCGCCTATACGTCAACTGTGATGTCAGTGCGGTCCACATTGGTCGGAGCTTTGGGTAATGCCTTAGTCTCTACGGAGACAGGTGCCTCGCTTTCGTGGGTAAATGGTGGTACGCTAACTGGCGGCGGTTCACCTAATGTGACACAAGTTCAAATGCCCGACGATGCTGGAGCCATCGACGTTGCTGTTATTAATAGCTATGTTATCGTTATTCCAGTGCAAGCTAACGGCTATCAAGGCCGCTTCTATTGGATACAGCCCGGTGAGACAACAGTCGACCCTCTCGACTTTGCTACCGCTGAACGGTCTCCTGATGGAGTCTATGGTGTTCAAGTCTTTGGAGATCAGTTTTGGCTTCCCGGAGAAAGTACAACCGAAGTCTGGTATGTTAATGGGACGACTGATCCAACGGCCTCACCTATGCAGCGTCTTCAAGGCGTTGTATCAGATCGTGGCTCGTGGCAGAACACTGCTAAAGCGATCCATGAAACAATGGTAATCGTTGATGCGGATGGCGGTGTATTTCTCGTACAAGGTGGTTCGCCACAGAGAGTGTCTACTCCCGATATCGAAGAACAAATTCGTGAAGCAATGCAACGACAAAGTAACTATCTCTATTAAGGAGGCTTAAATGGCTCTAGTCCATGCCGATAACTTTTCTATTTACGGCACCAATACTGCCCTGATGCTCAACGGCGTCTATGCCTCCGTTAATCAGGTATCGCTGGCCACTGATCCAGATGGCTTATCCCCCGGTAACGTGGTGCACATCGATAGTAATAACCCAGGAGGCGTTCGTTTTATTATGCCTTCGGCTCAGACTACTGTAGGTGTAGCGGCTCGTATCTGGGCACCTAATCTTAACTTTGCGTTTAACGTACGCCCAGCGATTGCATATAGGGACTCTGGTGGTTCTACTACCACTGTTCTCGATTTCGACACTACTGGCCGTATTCGGCTTCGGTCGAATGCTGGCACTATCGCTACTTCGACTAATCCTGTTATTACTGCTAATGGTTGGTATCACATTGAGGCTAAGATCGTATGTGGTGCAGGAGCTACCGACTCCTATGAGGTTCGGGTCGAGGGCATTACAGTGATGTCTGTCTCAGCAGTAAATCTCCAGATTGACTCGGTCTATCAGGTAGAAGTAGGTAATCCTAACTTCTCTGGTAACGACGGATCAGCAACGGACGTCTACTGGAAGGATTTGGTAATCTGGGATGGAACAGGTACGTATAACAACGATTTCCTAGGCTCAGTCCTTGTCACTAACTTGATGCCAACTAGCGACATCTCGCTTAACTGGACACCCTCAACTGGCACGGTTGGGTGGAGTATTTTGGATAATATTCCTCCTGTAGATACTACCTATCTATCGGCTCCCTATAACGCTGGCGGTCCTCCGTTCTTTCCGAACCCCTATGTGGCCACTCTATCTGATCTCCCGATCACGGCCACTAGCGTTAAAGGGGTAATTACGTTTGTACGTGCTGCCAAATCAGACGGTGGTGATGGTAATCTCCAAGTTGGTATTATTTCTGATCCTGCTGGTACACCTACCACGGCACTTGGAGCTGATCGTCCAATTACTGTTGCTCAGACTTACTGGCGTGACGTGTTTGAAGTTGATCCTGATACGGCTGCTCCGTGGCTACCGGCAGCAGTGAATGCGGCTCAAATCCAACTCAACAGAACTGTATAATATAAGGATGGCTAAATGGTTACTGCTGCTAGAATAGATGCGCCACAAGCCGGTATTTTTCTTGTCGGTAAGCAAAAGGCAGTAAGTCTAAAAGTCCCTGAACTTGCGGCAATTACAATCTATAATAAACCTACGGCAAATATTCGTGTTACTTATGGTGCAGAGAATATCGTCTATCGGCGTATTGCTCAGAATATGCCTACAACGCAGGCTCAAGTTCTTGCTGTAGTTCGGGGTACTGTTGATAATCCGAAGTTAGCGTCATGGGCATTTACTCTTGATGGCCACGATATCTGGGTTCTTAAGCTTGGTACTGATATGAAGACACTGGTTTTCGACATTAGTACAGGTCAGTGGGCTTGGTGGTCTTCCCCGACTACCGATCACTGGCGATTGAACACAGGCTTTAATTGGAAATCTTCCGGTAATTTGCCATTTCAATATGGGAGTAATGTTATTGTCGGTGACGATAGTTATGGTGTACTCTGGGTCCTAAATCCTAATCAAGGGGTTGATGATGATATCCTTGATGTAACCCAAAGCACGTTCTCTCGTATTGCTACGGGACAAATGACAGCAAGAGATCGACAGTTTACTCCGATCTATTCTGTAGCTCTCACGGCCTCTCTGGGCGAACCAGCAGTCACTCCTAACAGTGTAACTCTCCGCTACTCTGATGACCAAGGTCGTACCTTCGTAGTAGCTGACGATGTAAAGACAGCAGTTGCTGGAGACTATTATCAGGACTTTGAGTGGAGGTCACTAGGTGTTCTCACCTCTCCCGGTAGGTTATTCCAGATCGAGGATGATGGAGCTTTCGCCCGAATTGATGGACTTGATGTTAACTTTATGCAAGGTAATTAAACTATGGTAGGCATACTACAGCCGCTTGGTAAGCAGTTCGCTATTATCAATCCTGATGGTACGCCTACCGAGTATTTCATTCGTTGGGCACAACAGCGTCAGATTGACATCGGAACTAGTATTACGCTAGAAGAAGCTCAAGCTCTGATCGACGCTTGGGCCGCAGCACGAGACATCAATGCGGGTGTTGCTCTTAATGGTGGTGGTACTCTTGCTGCTGATGTAACTATTGACCATGCAGATACGGCAGTGACACCCGGCACCTATGGCGATGCAACACACGTACCTCAGGTAACGGTTGACCAACAGGGGCACATTACAGGCGTAACAAACGTAGTTATCTCTGGGGGCGGTGGAGGTAACTGGTGGTTCTCCCCCCCTACTGCTGCCTCGTTTTCTCTTCAAAGTGGGGATGCGACTAATGTCACGTTAACAGATGACGGGAATGTGGGGCTAATACTTAAAGGCGGTACGCCTGTTAGTGGCGATATAACACGAATGGCGTATCGTACTCTAACTACTAAAACCTTAGATTGGGATTTTATTATCCGGCTCGATTGGTTCATGGACCCAGCAAACTTCGGATCTTTAGGTATTCGTCTACATGACTCAGTAGGAGGTAAGGTCTTAGCATACGGCTTTCGTAATGGCGACAATAACCAATTGAATAGGACCTACGTAAATGCTTTAACTGGTGGATTTTCTGGTGAGGTACTAGCCTCTATGCGAGGTTATATCCAATGGTTAAGGATTGCTCGTGTTGGTGCAAATTTTACATTCTACCTATCTGCGGACGGGAAGAATTGGCATACTTGGAGAACTGATGCAGTAACAGCTTTTTTGGCGAATGCCCCAGATCGGATTGGCATCGGTGTCTCGTATAATCGGTCTGGCTCTTTTGATACGCTAGAATATTCTGTGCCATATTTCTCGCTAACAGGGCCAGCAGTATGATAACTAGGACTCGATCGCAGAAACTGGTATCTGCTGCCACGGCTCAATACGCCGATGAAATTGATGGCTTTGATCCTGAGGAGTGGCTCGCTAGTGACGATAACGTAGCTTTAGCTAACGGCAACAATGTTGCTCTCTTCGAACGAGAGATGCCCGGAGTCGTTACTGGTCACTATTTCTTCTTCTGTAGGGGACGAGAAGCAATCGAACTATCAAAACAAATGCTTAACGAGATATTCACAGGTCCTTATAACGTCCAAGTAATCAGGGGCTTAACCCCATTGGATAATAAAGGTGCACTGTGGATATCTCGTAAAGTAGGGTTCAAGCCATATGGCGATATTAAAACACACGTCGGTCTTTGCCGACTATTCATCTTAACGAAACAAGAATGGGAGCAGTTGAATGGGTAAAATCTTTGGAGGCTCTAAGTCCAAGCAGACTAGCTCCAACCAAGCCTATGGCACTATCAACAACGCTGTTCAACCGGCTCTTGGTAATATCGCCCAAGGCTCTAACGCCTTAAATGCGTTCCTCTCTGGGGATACGTCAGGCTTTAATACTTACAAGAACATGGCTGGCTATGACGCTATGGCCGAGAGTGGCTCTCGTGGTATCACGGGGAATGCTGCTGCATCTGGCCTGCTTCGTAGCGGCTCAACTGGAAAAGCACTACAGTCTTTCGGCAGTAATCTCAACCAGCAGTTCGCAGACAACTACTTC